CGCTTTCTACTTTACTTTTATTTGCAGAAATTACGTTTACTGGGATTTGAGTAAAATAGGCGTCATATCGTCTACCAACATAATCTTCACCTAACTCAAGAGTGTAGTGGATTACGTTGTAACCCATTTTAACAGCATGACCACCTAAAGCGATTAACGCCCAAGATTTACCACCTCCTGGATTACCAAATATAAGACCAAAATCTCCATTTCCGAGGCCACCTTGAAGTAGAGTGTTGAATTCGTTCCAAGGAGTTGCGATAGCGATTCGGTGTTCTTCACGATAGCGTGTTTCAATGTCTTTATTGTATTCATGACCTAAATTTTTATCTTGACCTGCTTTCATTGCTGATTCAATCATAAACTTAATTGAATCATAATCTCCAGCTTGTAGTAAATCTACTGACTGCAGCAGCGCTTTCTTAAGCATCTGGTTTTTACAAAACGCAGAAAACTCTTCTTCAACATAAGCCAAATCGTCTGATTCTTTATATGCTTCTCGAAGTTGTTCTTTAACAGCAATTTGTAAGACTTCATTTTGTAATTTTTTAATTTCTACTTTTAAAACCTCCAATGACGGGGTCGTATGATACTTATCATAATATTTTAAAATCTCTTTAATAATCCATTTATGGGCTTGTGATTCAAAATATTCTTCACTGATAATATCGTGAATATTAATTAAAAATTCCTTATGGCTTAAAAGAGCGGCTAATACTTTAACCTGAAATCCAGGTCCGTATTGATTAATATTGGTAAGTGTCATATAACTTATTTACTATAACTGATTAAATCTTTAAATGTGTTTTGAATCCAGTAATCAATATTCTTGATTAGGTGTTTCAAACCATCTTCGTGATAATACTTAAGAAATTCTACAATGTCAAGTTCAGGTAACTGATACTCGATAAGAGCATCAAGAAATTCTTTTTCAATATCATCTAGCATCGGATTATGTAAATTCATAATCTGGTAATTTTTTTCAAGTTGTTCCTGGGCGTCTAATACTCGAGCGTAAATGATATTTTCTTTAAGTTTAGCTTCACTAATGTCAAATATATCATCAAGTGTCAAAATACGTTCTGCTAGTTCGGGAAACAACTTCATTAGTTTCTTTTCGCCTAAACCTTTTACACCCGCTACCTTATCTGAATTATCGCCCATTAGTACTTTATATAAAATAAAGTTAGCAGCGGGAATACCAAATTTTTCAATTACAGTATCTGTTGTATAGTAGTCTTTTTCAATAGGGCGGTATACAATAATATTTTCATTTACTAACTGGATAAAATCCTTATCGCTTGAAACTATAAATACTTTTGAACCGTAATCAGAAGACAATTTCGTTGCTAAATGCGCTATAATGTCGTCAGCCTCTGTTTTATCGAGTGATACAGTTTTAACAGGTAAGCACTGTAGATAATGGATTAAACGCACTATTTGGTCAATTTTAGCGGCGTGTTCGTCGTCTAAATTTTCAAAAATATCCCAGTTTGTAATGCGGGTTAGGTTACGATTTGATTTGTATTCGGGGAGAAGGTTCTTACGGTTAACCGTAGAACCAACTCCGTCGAACACTACGTACACTGAAGTAGGTTGGATTCGATTTACTAAAGTACCTAATGAACGGAGAAATCCACCTAAACCACCAACGTGAACCCCGTCTTCATTAACGAAATTCAGCATTGCAAAGTTACGGAAAAATAAATTTAGTCCGTCAATTAAAAGAACGCGGTCGTGTTTATTAAGGGATTCGGTTTCATTCTCCTCAACTACATTATTGAGAAGTGCTAGTAAATCTTTTGTATCCATTCTATTCCGGTTCTTGTACGTATGCTTCTGCTGGCTCGAAGGTATCAACCTCCTCTACGATAGCAAAATCTCCTCCACCTAAAATGCGACTCCATTCTTTAGCGTGTGAGTCTTTATAGTCTTTAAGAGCCTTATCAGTATCATCAATAAACCCGTGAGGTGTCATGATAATCTTACCTTTTGTGGTAATACCGTTGATATGGTTTTTGTCAATCTGGATATTAGTACGTTTAGCAAATTCTACTTGCTTACCATCCTTAATTGCTTTAATCTTATTTGTGCCAGCATTTGCAATGTTACCAAAAGTGATTACAAAAGTAGCATCAAACCACATAGCAAATCCACCTTTATTCATCAACTTAGGTTGACCCATAGGCATTTCTGGTTTTGCTGTCCATACTTTGTTAATACAAACTAGTGTATTTGTATACTTTGAAGACTCTTTACGTGATAGGGTAATCTTTTGGTTTACACCATTACCAAACTGAGTTGACATAGCACCTGCGTTCCACTCGTTGTTGTTCTTTTTAGATGTGATAGATAGTTCACAAGGTACAGAACCGATAGAATCCCACAAGAACATTAAATCATAAGGTAGATTACCTTTTTTCTGTTCATCAAGCAAATCCAAAACGAATGCTGCTACATCTTCGATAGTATGGATATTTTCGCGGTCGGCGTATAGAAAAAATCCTTTGTAATCTAAAATTTCTCCAGTTTCCTCATCTACTACCTCTTCGATTTGCAGACCCATTTGAGTAGCATGTTCCCAGTTCCATTTCATCTCGGTGATGATAAAAACTGGTAAAATGCCTGCTTTCTGAGCGTTAACTGCTGCTTCGATAAGTGCAGTTGTTTTACCTGTATCACTGTGTCCACGAAGAAGAACAATGTGGCCTGTTGGAATACCAGGCACACTTGTTACTTCTTGAAACGCAGGTGAAAGTGGTACCCATTGTTGCGGTTTGAATTTAACCGAACCGGCTAGTCCTTTCTTATCTTTAAATTTCTCAAGGCTAAAACCAGCCTTGATCTCAGCAGACACTGCTGCTGATAGTGATTCACTACGTTTTTTAGCCATGATTAGAAGGGCAGATCGTCAGATTCTTCCTCATCGAACAAACTATCAAACTTATCAAGCTTGCTTTGCTTTACAGCTGCAGTTGAAGTGTTCATTGAGTAGTTTGTTTTAGGTGCTTCTGCTACTTCTTTTTCATCATCGATGATTTCGCCTTCTTCAGTTTGTGGATTAATAAAGTTATGAAGAGCAACTTTCATCTCGTCAAAAGTAAACGGCTTAAACAATTCTTTTGGGTTAGGTTGATTATCTTTCCATAAACGAATTTGCTCAGCCTCTCCTAATGGAGAATTTTTCATTGAAGGGCTGATAGTAGTTTTATTGTATGGGGTACCAGTTGCTTCTGGACCTACAGTGGTCAACTTAATGTCGCGACCTTCCATTACGTCGGTATAATCACCAACTTCCTCGTCAACAGCCATTTGCAGGAACGCCTCGTAAATTTCTTTACCAAACTGCCACAAACGAACACCTTTGTCTTCTTCACCACGTACAATTACTGGGGCGAAGTAACGAGCTTTTGGTTCGATTTTTTTAGCCAAACGCCAGTTTTCTTTGTCGTTTGTTTTTTTCAATTGAGCTGCGAACTCAACGATTGGGTCTTTGTCGCCCCAGTTAATAGGAGACACCATTACGGGCTTATCGATTCCGTAGTGGAAGAAAATCTCGCTAAAGGGCATTATTGGGTTGTACTTTGAGGGTACAACACGTACTGTCTGTTTGCCTACGGTAGGCTTCCAGAATAGTGAGGTACGATCACCTCCACCATTACCATTTGAGGTTTTTTGCATTGCGTTTAAACGCGACTTGATTGCTTCTAAATCCATTTTTTATAACTTATTTTTGTTTGTAACTAAATGTACGAAACTGATTTGGGGAAGCCAAATTACAGTTCAATAATCTCGTGAATCTTGGTTTTCAATTGCTTTAGCTCGTTTTGTTGAGTTAGCAAAATCGTGTTTTTGTAGTGCTGCCAGTCAATCTGGTAACGTGTATCTACAACACCACCATTCAGTTTCTTAATCAGCTCGTTTAGAGCATTGATTGTATAGAGAGTGTTTGATTCTTTTTTACGATGAACCAAAATCGTGTTTTCTGGAATGTTTGCTATGTTTGACATCTCGATGTTGTATGTCAAAACAAACTCGTTATTGTCTTTAACCTCTAGTACAAAAATCTTGTTGTACATGATAGTGTACCTTCTTTGTAGCGAGTGTACTAGCTCCCCTACACCATCTAATGTAGTAAATGTACAAAATAACTTATTATTCAAATCGGTGAAGTTTATGGGATTATCTATCCCATAAATATCATACGGTAGGTCTAAAGTCATAACTGATTCCATGCGCAACTTTTATATTTAGTTTATACTTTTTAAATATCTTTTGAATGTCTGTTAACACGTCGCGCTCATCGTCGCTCCAATCCAACAAAAACGAATCATAAGTATATAATACAAGTTTAGTTTTTTTATTTTTTAATATCTTAAATACTTCCCACAATATATTAACATTATATGCTGTTTCCAAGTTTTGAATCAAATAATTTAAAAGTTTTTGTGGGTTCATGTTTTCCAGCTTATCTCTATAAAATTTAAATCCTGAGATTGGACATTCAATAAAACCATTGTGCTGAAAATTATCCCATAGATTTTCTACGTAGGTTTTTACCTTTTTAAAGAATTCAAGCTTCTCGTATTGTGGTAAAATTCCTCCATATAGCTGTTGTAAAGTTAAGATTTTCGCATCTTTTCGATCCAACTTATAAACTTCTGCAAAGTGACTATAAATGTCCTCATTACCAAAATCGTAACCAACCAACTTAGCCAACAAAGTAGGATGATAAGCGCTAATATCGAACTCAACAAGCGAAGTATTACGCGCGATAAAAGCTTTCCTACACCCATTTTCTTTATTAAGTGCGGCATAATTTATTCCATTAAATGTGTTTGATGGGCGTGTTGTAAGCGTTTTAAAGTTGTATTGAGTATAGACCACGCCTTCCGTGTCTTGCTCAAAGTACTGCTCATACAACGGTATATCAACGGTTAATCCCGCT